ATCCTATGGCTGCTATTGCTCAGAAGATGGCGGCATACGTAAACAACCAGAAACAGAAGGATTTATATTCTTGCTTAACTGGTGCTTTTGGTTCTATCAATGCAAACGATAGTAATTCAGCTTTGTTTGATTTAACTATTGATTCTGAATCAAGTGATACACCAACAGCATTAAGCCCTCGCCACGTTGCAAGAGCAAAAGCTTTACTCGGTGATCAAGGTGAAAAGCTTACAGCAATGGCTGTCCATAGTAATGTGTACTACGACTTACTAGAAAGAAACGCTATTGATCGTATTTATGATGATGGTGGTAATGCTGACACTAATGCTGCTTCAGGTAGCACAGCAAGGGCATTTGATCAGCCTTCATTCGGTTCATTCATGGGTCTCCGAGTAATAGTAAGCGATGATATCCCAACCACAGGAAGCGGAAGTTCCACAGAGTACTCTACTTTCTTCTTTACACAAGGGGCTGTTGTTACTGGTGAGCAAGCACCAATCAGAACTCAGACAGATAGAGACATTCTTGCTTTAGAGGAAGCAATGGCTGTGGATCTCCACTACATCTATCACCCTGTTGGTCTTAAGTACGCTGTATCAACTGTTAACCCAAACAGAACTGTTTTGGAAACTGTTGCATCATGGTCGAAAGTGTATGAGACAAAGAATATCGGTATTGTTAGAGCTACTAACGTATCTAATCAGGATTAATCATGTCTTCTTTATTTGACGTAACTGCTGGGTCACTTATTGGCCCAACAACAGGCGGT